CTACGCCGCACAGACCGGCGACGACGCCATCGTGAAGTTCCAAGAGCACGTCGCGACGCTGCAGAACTCGCCGTTCGGCTCGATGTTCTCCCTCGACAGCGTCAACGGCCGCCACGCCATCCGCTGGGCGAACGGATCGACCCACCGGCCCACCGCGACCACGACGAAATCCGGCCACGGCAAGACCCTCGACCAGGGTGTCGCCGACGAATACTTCGCCCAGATCGACAACCGCGTCGACCAGGCATTCCGCCCGGCCGCCATCACGCGGCGCGATGCGCAAATCTTCTACGTCTCCACAGCCGGCGACGCGACGTCCGTTCCGCTCAACGCGAAGATGGAGGAGAACCGGCTGCGCCTCGAGGCCGAACCTTTCGCCCCGAGCCGCGTCGCCTACTTCGACTGGTCCGCCGACGCATCGATGGATCCCGGCGCAGTCGAGACGTGGCACAGCTGTATGCCAGCTCTCGGCCGCACTGTCCACGTCGACGACATCCGCGCCGAGTACGAAAGCATGACGGAGCGCGACTTCCGACGCGCCTACCTCAACCAGACCGACTTCGGAGGCGGCGCCGAGCAGGCGTTCGATCCCGAGGACTGGAAGCTCACCGGGATCGACACCTACATCGACGGCGCGCGGGCGTTCGCGATCGACATCGCCAACGACCGCAGCTGGTCGTCGATCGCCGCGGCCGGCCGTACGCCGACTGGCGAGCAGCTTGCCGAGGTCATCAAGCACGAGCGCGGCACAACCTGGGTCATCCCGTTCCTGCGCGAGAAGTTCGATCGCTACCCGAAGTATGACCGAACGGTCTACATCGCCGGCAGCAGCCAGGCCGCCCTGATGAAGGACGACCTCGAAGATGCGGGGATCGAGGTCGTGATCCTCTCCCGCGCCGACTACGCGGCCGCGTGCGCGAAGTACAGCGACGGCATCGAGAATCACACACTGCAGCACCTCCCGACCGGGCAACTGCCGCTCGACATCGCGCAGGCCGGCGCGGCCTGGACGCCTGGCGACGCTCGAGTGTGGAGCCGCGGCAAGTCCACCGTCATCATCGCCCCACTCGTCGCCTGCACCGTCGCGACCTGGGGCTTCACTCTGACCGAGGCGAACCAGTACGACGTCCTCGACTCGATCGCCTAGGAGACCGGATGCTTCGACTCGTCCTGACGACCGCGCTCGAGGTCGCCGGCGCCGCCGCAATCGTGGCAGCCGCCGCCCTCATCTACGTGCCGGCCGCCCTGGTGCTCGCCGGGGCCGCGCTCATCTACGCCGGCAGGAGGCTCAGCTGATGGGACTCTTCACCGGCCCGCGCCAGCAGCGCGCCGCCACCCTCGTCAACTCCGAACTCCTCCCCGGCCGCGCTGCCCGGTACAACCGCAACCGCATCGTCACTCCCGAGACCGCGCTGCGCCAGTCGGCCGTGTGGGGTGCGCTTCGCCTCCGCGCCGACATCATGTCGACCGCCCCGGTCGACGTGTTCCGCAAGGTAGCCGGCGTCCAGGTCGAGGTCCCCAAGCAGCCGTTCTTCTCCGACCCGTCGACCACCGGGATCGGCTTCGACGAGTGGATGTACTCGACCCAGATGGACCTCGACCGCTGCGGCAACGCCGTCGGGATCATCCGAGAGGTCGACGGGCTCGGCAAGCCGGCCAAGATCGACCTGGTTGACCACCGCGACGTCGTCGTCGGTGTGAAGGACGACGTCATCTACTACCGGATCCGCGGCAAGGAGTACCCGAAGCACGAGATCTGGCACGAACGCCAGTTCACCGTCCCGGGACTCGTCGTCGGTCTCTCTCCGGTCGCGCACATGGCGTGGTCGCTCGGGCTCTGGGACTCCGCCATGCAATTCGGCATGGAGTGGTTCGCGAACAACGGACGCATCCCCTCCGGCGTGCTCAAGAACCTCCAGAAGGTCCTCACCAAGAGCGAGGCGCAGCAGGTCAAGGAGCAGTACAAGGCCAGCGTCGAAGCCGGCGACATCTTCGTCACAGGCAAGGACTGGGAGTTCGACCTCAAGAACGCCGCGGCCGCCGACGCGAAGTTCATGGAGATGAACAAGGTGACCGACGTCGACGCGGTCCGGTTCTTCGGCGTCCCCGCCGACCTTATCGAGGTCGACAGCAACCGCCAGCACGTCACGTACGCCAACGTGTCCCAGCGAAACCTGCAGTTCCTCATCGTGAACATGGGCCCCGCGTTCACGCGCCGCGAGAACGCCCTGTCAAGGATCACCGCGAACCCCCGCTTCGTGAAGCTCAACTCCGACGCTGTCGTGCTGCGGATGGATCCAGAGACGCGGAGCAAGCAGCTCATCGCCGAAGTCGAGGGCCGCATCACCGCCCCCTCCGAGGCGCGCGCGTTCCTCAACCGCGCACCCTTCACCCCCGAGCAGATCGCGGAGTTCGACCAGCTCTTCCCTCGCGGCACGACGCCGCAGAAGGCGAACACGAACGGAGAACCCAAGTGACCAACGCCGCAGACACCGTCGGCCGCCGCTCGGCCGCCCAGAAGACCACGCTCGACAGCTTCGCCGGCCAGGCCCGGCGTCAGGAGTTCAAGACGCAGCTCCGCGCAATCCGCAGCAACAAGGACGGCAAGGACTTCGTCACCCTCGACGGACACGCCTCCGTCACCGGCGTCACGTACGAGATGTGGGACTTCTGGGGACCGTACGACGAGATGATGGCGACCAGCGCGTTCGACGTCACGCTCGCAGCCAACCCGGACGTCGCCTTCCTCGTCAACCACGGCGGCATGACGATGGCCCGCACCACCTCCGGCACGCTCCGTCTCGGCGTCGACGACATCGGCCTCGCCACCTCCGCCGACCTCAACCCGCAGCGCGGCGACGTCTCCGACCTGGTCCACGCCGTCGACGACGGCGACATCGACCAAATGAGCTTCGCCTTCCGCATCGTCTCCGGTCGCTGGAACGAGGAGTTCACCCAGTACACGATCACCGAGGTTGATCTCGACCGAGGTGACGTCTCCGCCGTCAACTACGGGGCCAACCCGTACACCACCATCGCTGCCCGCGCCCGCCAAGTCTTCGACGGCCTCGCCGGCCTCGACGGGGCACCCCTCCGCGCCGCGCGCGATCGCGCAGACGCGCTGCTCGCCGAACGAGCACCCGCAGCAGAGTCGCCCTCGAACCCCACCGGCCAGAACGCCGCTACGCTCCGCGCTCGCCTCGAGCTCGAAGGCTGATCTCTCTCCCCATAGACCACCCCGCCGACGCCTGTCGTGCGGGGTATCCGTGCTGCCCGCCCCGACGCCAGATGCGCCGAGGGGCGAAGCCAGATGCGCCGCCGCGCAGCACACCACCTCACAACACCTGACAACGAAAGGAACCACCCGTGGATTGGAAGAAGCTCATTGAGCAGGCTCTCCGCGAGCGGCAGGCGATCGAGGAGCAGCGCAGCGGCTACGTGGCTGAGCAGCGCTCCCTGGTCGACGGCCTCGCAGAGGGCGCCTCGCTCACCGAGACCCAGCAGGCTCGCTTCGACGAGCTGTCCAAGCTCAAGCGGACGGCGGGCGAACGCCTCGACTCCGTCGACGAGCGCCTCACCGAGCTCCGCAAGGAGCAGGCCGACGACGAGCGCCTCACCCGCGCCGCCGCCGAGGCCAACCCCGGCGCGCCGGCCCCCAGCGGCGGCACCCAGCACGCCCGCACCGTCGCCCGCGACGAGACCTACAGCCCGCGCTCCGCGGCCCGCGGCGTCTCGTTCTTCACCGACCTCTACCGTCGCCAGATGGGCCTGGCCGGCGAGGAGGTGCAGGCTCGCCTGCAGGCCCACGAGGGCGAGGTCCGCGACGCTGGCCGCCTCTCCGCCCGCGCCGTCGCCACCGGCGGCCTCGGCGGACTCGTGCCGCCGCAGTACCTGGTCGACGACTTCGCAGCCGTCGCCCGCGCAGGCCGTCCCACCGCGAACATCGTGCGCGGAATGCCGCTCCCCGCGACCGGCCAGACCATCACGATCCCGCGCGGAACCACCGGCACCAGCACCGCAGTGCAGGCCACGCAGAACACCAACGTGTCCAGCACCGACTACGCGGTCACCGACCTGACCTTCCCCGTGGTCACCATCTCGGGGCAGCAGGACGTGTCGCGTCAGTCGATCGAGCGCGGTGAGGGCGTGGACACGATCATCTACGCAGACCTCGCAGCGTCCTACGCGGTCTCGCTCGACCAGCAGGTGCTCTACGGCACCGGCTCGTCCGGTCAGATGCTCGGTATCACCAAGACCGCCGGCATCACCCAGCTGTCGGCCTTCTCGGCACCCGCCAACGCCGCGACCTTCTACTCGAAGGTCGCGGGCGCGATCGCGGCGGTCGGCACCGGCCGCCTCCTCGCCGCATCCGGCATCATCATGCACCCCAACCGGTGGGGCTGGCTGTCCAGCCTCGTCGACGGGAGCAACCGCCCCCTCGCCGTGCCGAACCCGAACGGCCCGAACAACGCGGTCGCGGTGTACAACCAGCCGGAGAACGCGGCGGACACCGTGCCGGTGGGCTGGATGCAGGGCCTGCCGATCTTCACGGACGCCAACCTGCCGACCAACGTCGGCACCGGCCCGGAGGACCAGGTCATCGTCGCGCGCCTCGCCGACAGCCTGCTCTACGAGGAGGGCGACGGCCAGCCGACCGAGCTCCGCTTCGAGCAGACCCTCGGCAACCAGCTGACGATCAAGATCGTCGCCTACGGCTACGCGGCCTTCACCGCCGGCCGTTACCCGCTGGCCACCGCACTCGTCGGCGGCAACGCCGGCGCCGGCAACGGTCTCGTCGCCCCGACGTTCTGACCCTCGCCCGGTGGGCCCCCACCTGAAAGTGGGGGCCCACCGCCCCGACCACAGGACCGTCAACGCAAGGAGAACCCGTGTCCGAGACCGAGAACACCGTTTCGCCCGCCCTCGAGATCCCCGAGGACGTCGCGAAGAACTACGAGGCGCTCGTCGCCGACGAGAACCGCACCGTCACCTACAAGTCGATCGCGAAGGACGCCGAAGCGCTCGACGACCCGGCTCTGAAGGCCTGGGCCGAGCGGCGCCACAAGGAGACCAAGCCGAGGGCCTCCACGACGTCGTCGAAGTCCGAGTCGAAGCCGTCCGATGAGCCCAAGACCGGCGATCCGGTCGACTACAACAAGCTCCTCGTCCCCGAGCTGCAGGAGCTCATCAAGGCGCGCGAGATCGACGCGAGCGATCTGCACCTCAAGGCCGACCTCGTTGCCGCGCTCGAGCTCGACGACACCGAGAAGGCCAAGGCCGCCGGATCCGGCGAATGAGCTGCGCCGGTGGGCGGGATCCCGTCCCCGCCCA